TTTAATTCTAACTCTAGGTTTTATAGGTATTCTATGTGGAGATTTTTTAATTTTGTTTTTTTCTACTTCAAAAGTAACATATCCATAGTCATTTTGTATTTCAACAAATTTTGATGTACGATCTGGAAGATCCCATACTAATATACCATGATCAAGCACTTCTCCATGATTTTGTTGAATTAATGATCCAGGATATCCAATAGTTTTTTGAGTGTTTAAGAACTGTGCAGGTTTGTGTATATCGCCTAGTAATGTTAAGTCATGTCCTTCGAACAAATCAGTAGTAACATGTTCATTGGATATTTTAAATCCAATGTCGGTTTTAGCATTATGTACAGCCCCGTGATGTAATGCAATTTTATATGCAGCTTTATATTCTGATGCTTTAATATAATTTTTAGGTGCAACGTCTACTGCCATATGATTAAATACAACACCAGCCATTTCAAATAATCCATTATCTTTTATAAAATGAATATTTGAGTTTTGTATTACATCTAATATTGGAGATAAAGCATCCATACGATACAAATTATTTAAATTCATATCATGATTTCCTAACATTACAATTGTAGGTATTTCAAATCCATTAAAAAATTTAGTAAGCATATTTATCAGCTCAGGAGACATATCTAATTTAGAATGTACTATATCACCGGTTACTACGCATATACTATTTCTTGTTGCATGTTGTGCTAAATATAGAAATAAATTTTCAAAAACTTCTGTATATTCTTTATGTCGTTTTAATGTTCGGATATGTATATCTGAAATATGAAATATTTTATCAATATGTGTTATTGTAGTATTTAGTTTTTTTATTTCCATAATAGATTCATTCTTAATTCCATTAATCTTTCAAATGAAAATTTATAAGTGTCTTGTATTTGTTTTGTAATATGTTTATATCCTAATTCATTAGGATCTTTGTCTTTTAATTCGATAAAATGTACATTTAATCCTTCTGCCATAAATCGTTCTGCAATATTTAATGCATTTCTTATTGCGTCGTTGTCTAGGCAAATGTATACATCTTTAACACGCTCTTCAATAATTTTCTTTTGCAACATTGGTTGTATTATTTTTCCAAATAATGGGATAGCATTACGTTTTATAGTAATTGCATCAAATGACCCTTCACATAATATTATAGGTTCGTTCCAATTAATTAACATTTCAAAACCAATTATATCTTTTGAAACTTGTGGATTTTTATGTTTTTGAGTATCATGTTTATAAAAAGCTCTAGATACAAAATAATTTAATTGTCCGTCTGCATCATAGCTAGGTATAATAATTTTGCCGGAGTATTGGCCAGCTTCAGCATATCCGATTCTATATTTAATAATGTCAAATATAGAAACTCCTCTATTTTTTAAATAATATATTGCATTTCTATAATCCGGTGTATTTTTTGTTATCCATAATGGTTTATATTCATCTGGTAATTTTATAGTATACTCTTCTTGTTTTGTCTCTGTATTTCTATATTTGGTTATTTCAATTAATTTATTTAATTTTTCAAATGTTTGCCTGGGAACTTTTAATTGTTTAAATAAAGTTAGTATACTTCTACCTTTTTTATCAGATATCCAACAATGCCATGGGTTTTGACCTTCAGATGTTGTATTTAAGTTTACTTCTAACTTAGGTTTATAATGAGAAACAAATGGAGAAAAGAATGCAATATTATCTCCTGATGTTTGTTTACCTTTACCTAATACCGATTCTAACAGTTGAAGTAGTTTTAGGTTTGTCATATAATAATATTATAAGAAAATTTTAGTATAATTCAAAGAATTTGGATTACTATATTATAAGTTAGACACAATACATTACATTATCGGTCTAACGATTCATCATTTAATAAATTAACATATATTAAAAGATTTCATCTTTATATTAAATACATACTTACATAAAAAAAATAATAAAAATATTTCAAAGATCAAACCATTAACTAAAAAAATTATTTATAGTTGGCTGTTCATCTATTTTACAACATTCTTCTAACCATTCCATTGGCATATCTTTTTTTGCAACATGTTTAATTCCAATTTTAATTGCATATGCTTCATATGTTGTTTTTGAACCTTTGGATATTTTTTGATTTGGATTCTGAAATATTATTCTTAAATCTATATCAGGATTTGAAGCTAATATATTTTTCATCTTTTGTCTATCAGTACTAGTCCATCTTCCTTTTGTTTCAATATACATTAAAATACCATTCTTTTTTGTAAATATAAAATCAGGTGTATATTTTGAATTTTTTTGTGGAACTATATACTGTAACGTTTCTGTTTCATAATTTACAGGATATTTTGCTTCTTTTATTTGATCTGCTACTTTTAATTCTAATCCAGATCTATAACCATATTTATATGCTGCTTGACGTTGTTTACTGCCAGCAGTATGCCAGTGATTTTTCTTCATAACTTTTTTCCTTTTACCAATCAACCATTACTAAATTACCATTCCAGCTCATTATATTGTCTGGTTTAAAATCTAATGATAATTCAAAATCGCCAATTCCGGTGTTTTTTACTTGTTGTTCTAACGCTCTTATAAAACTAGATATATTTTCATTTAAGTTTCTAGCGCCATCATTATTAAAATAATCAAATATACTAGTTTCAACTCCTTGACTTCTAGCATATTCTTTATAATTTTCATAAAAATTTGAAATTTCTTGTAACATAGTAGAAGACAAATTACTAGCTCGATTCATTATATACATGTTATTCATACTGTCAGAATAAACAACTGGTATAAATGCATTAAATTCATTATATCTTCCTACTATAACATCAGCAACCGCAGTTTCATCTGGTTCTGAAGTTATTTTCATTAATAAATCTTCTCCATTAATACTATATATCTTTCCATTATCGCCAGAATTAAAAAATTTAAATTCTTTATTTCTTATTTTTGATAATAATCTGTTAGATTCTTCTTCAGATATTTCATTTAATATATTTTTTAATTTTATCATAATCAATCAAATTCATTATCGTCTACTATATTTGCAAATCTATCTTGATCTAAATCACAACGTACTAGAAAATTCATATCAATATCATTACGATTTTTTACTGGAGTTGCAAATTTTCCTATAGCTAATAGTTCAGCGTATTCATTATATAATCCAACCGTGGTTATATATGGTTCGAAAGCACTAGACGTAACATGGGACATATATGTCACATTATCATCATTTGTTGAACTATGATTTGTTGTCAAATTAAAATCACCTTGTTCTACTTTACATAATGTTGAAAATTCAAATATATTAGTTGTGCTTTTATAACTGCCGGAATATGCAAATGTTATTGCATCGTCATATCGAACATCTGGACTAGTTACTACAAATAATCCGTTTTCATGAAATGCATTTCCAACTCTATTTGTTTGCAATAAGCCTCCGCCTTCTGTACGATCTGCTAATGAATTAACATTTGATTGATTTAAAGCTTTATTATAGATTCGAATTTCATCTAAATATCCATTGAAATAATCAGTACCATCATGAACTCCTGGTCTAAATACTTGATTTCCTCCAAATTTTATAGGGTCTATATTATTTATAGCTACTGACGATGTTTTAAAATTATTTATTTGATCATTACTTAGTAATGAATTAGATGTTAATGAACTATGTAACGAAGCATTTACATACATTTCCATAGTACTACCAGTTTTTTGACAAACAACATGAGTCCAACTACTAGAAACAAATGCAGATGAAGTAATTTGATTATTTAAAACTTTTGTTCCTTGTATAGAAAATACCAATTGGTTACTACCACTTAATTCAATTTTAAACGGATATTGATCACTATCTTTATCTTTTTGTTTTCCTATTATTAATTGATTAGTAGTTCCCGTATTTGATCCACTGTATATATAAAATGAAAGTGCATAATCATGATCTCTATCAAATGGAGCGTTATTAATGTTTTGCTCGTTAGATATTTCCATATATCCAGATCCAGAAAAATATGCCGAATATCCAATTGGATTTTTATCTCCATCTGAATGCGTAACTCCTTTTGGAAATGTAACATTAGAAGCTGTTACATATTCAGTAATTCGACGTAAATCAAAATACTCATTAAATCCTTCATAAAATAATTCATCTCCAACAAATGAACTTGTTATAATACCAGAATCAATAATATTTTCATATTCATCGGAATGTAAATTATAAGATCCACTATAAATAAATGATCCTCGTTTAATTGTTAGCCCCATTTGTGTTTGAGGTATACTAAAAACTGAAGCAGATTGATACAGTATCTTAGTAGATTTATCCGGAGGACATATTAATCCGTGAGTTTGTAATGCATTATCTTTATGTTTATAGAATAAATGATTAATAGAATAGTATATATTAAATGGAAATGATCCATTTTGATGATTTTTGCCAAATGGATTAAATAATTGTTGATTAAAATAATATGCTTCGTTGGTAAAAGGATTAATTTCTGGTATCTCTGGAACATAATTTGCTTCTAATGATAAATGATTATCATCTAAACTTCCAGACCTCATTGTAAACGTCTTATTAAGTTGTATTGGAGTAATTTTAGTATCTGATTGTCCTACACGTTTAAATACTTGCGGATATGTTCCGTTTTTATCTTTAATAATGTTTGGCATAATAGTAAAACCCCGCTATATTCTTTTTATATAAATATAACGGGGATAAAATCAATGATTAATATTCAAGTTTTACACGAATATTTAATTCTCTCTTTTTAGATTTAATTAATGGTTTGCTTAGTTTTGCAATTGCCAATAATTCTCTAGAGTCATTATATAATCCAACGGTGGTTATATACGCTTTTGGATCTCCAATAAAGTCATCTTGGAATATATCACCTTGGTCTCCAGTTACATATGATGGATTATTAGAATAATTAAAATCTCCATTTTTTACTCTAACAAAATAGAATGTGCTAGAAACAGTTTCTTTATTTCTTGCTTTAAATCCTTTTTGACCTGATACATATGATCCGGATATTGAATGATGCAATCTATAATGATTACTTCCATTTGAATTTGATCCTGTATTAGTTTGGAATGCCATTTTATTATCTAAAATATTACCATCTAAAATAATAGTACTATGATCACAATATACAAGTCCGTAATATACAGGAGCAGCTGGGTTATGTACCCCATTAGCAATACTACCAGAAACAACATAATATACATTACCAGCATCTTCATTTGAAGCAGATGCTATAGTTGAATCATCAATTAATGTAATAGTTAATGCAGAGCCACTTATTTCAACACTACCAGTTGCATCTAAAGCAGCTGATGAAGATAAAGTAGATAATGGTAATTCAAAATTTCCTGGATCTAATTTTTCTTTAGTTCTATTTCTTTGGAAGTTAACAACATATATAGAATCAGTACTTCCTGAAGCAGGTGTTAAAAATCTATTAACTCCTTTTGGTAATAATAATTGTTTATATTGACTATAAATAGCTCTTGTTGCAGAGTCATCAACACTATCACTAAGTAAAGATCCACTTCCTAATGCATTTCCATATGCTAACGCATATTGTATTGCAGATCCAGTTGCAGAAGGTAATTTTTGAAATACATTAACATAATACGGAGATTGAGCAGCCGTCATTGATTGTGTAAAATAAGTTCTTAATTCTGTTAAGTTATCACTCCATAATCCAGCCGTTACTATTTCTTTTGTTGCATCTATAACATCACCATTTGCTTCAGATAAATCAAATACTTGAAATGTTTTTCCGCCATTTAATATAGCATTCTGATTTTGTATCTGTGTAACATAATCATCAACAGCTTGTCTTTGTATTTCTGCAATAGTAGCTGGTGCTATATCTCCGCCAGTTCTAGGATCTTGTACAACTTCTCCACTAACATTTCCTTGTACTTGAACACCTTGGCCAACAGTAACGCCTTCTGAATTAGATAGTGCTTCTAACTCAGCAATTCTAGCTTGAGCTGTTGCCGCATCTGGACTAGTAGCTTCAATTGCTCTTGCAACCTCTGGTGAAACAGCTCCTTGATTTGGTAATTTTTTTAAATCTATTATTTTTTTATTCATTAGTTAACTCCTATTAACCTCTTTGTGCAGTTGCTAAATTAACAGCTTTTATAGTTAAACTTATACTAGTGCTACCGCCGGTTTCATTTCCTACGATTGTAATAGTAGCTGTTTTGTCTTTTGATAATTGTTTGCCTACTAATCTAAACGATCCTTTACTCAATGCTGCTACACTAGTAGCTTCTGCATTTGCAGATATACTAGGTACAGTTGGTAAAATATTACTTGTAATTTCTTGTCCTACACCAGCCGTAATTAATGCAGTAGATGAATCAGATAAAATTGCTGAATATCCAAATGTAGAATTTGCATTATTTAATCCAAATGTCGAAGCTTGTATAACCGCAGATTGACCTGCATTCAATGTTATACTTGTTTTATCAACTTGTACCGTTGGTATTCTTGTTGTAGTATTATTATCTAATGTTAGCAATCTACTTTTCATTGCTTGAGTTTCATCTGGAAGTGCTTCTGTTAATGGTAAATTTTCAATAACTATACCATAATAGTCTGTTCCTAATGAATGATTTGGATTCCATAAATCATAATCAATTTCATCATCTGCTAACGCAAATTGTGTTATATTAAAAGAACCATCTCCTTTAGCTAGTAATTCACGTCCCTTATTTGTTAAGATTGCGTCTACTGTTACAGAAGTATTATCTAAGTATCCCATTGTTATTCCTTTTTTTTATATAAATATTACGTTCTAAAAAAAAATGCTGTTTTATTGTTTTATTATTATTATCCTTTAACATCAAATAATCCTTTACTTCCAGGCGGCTCTATATATAATTTATTTCCTGTGGTTATAGAAACTTCAATAACTGGCTTTCCATCTGGAGTGTCTTTTGAATTAACATTATAATCTGGACTAGATATTTTACAGCCGTTAAATCTATGATTAGCTATTCCGGTAGGAAGATAATCTTGAAATTCAGCTACTCGTAATTCAGATCCAGTAATACCTAATTTATATCTAGTTTGGTTAAATTCTGATAATCTACTACTAGTTATAAATAAAGATATAGCTTCTGACTCCCAATAAGGTGTAGATGATGTAACAAACGAACTGCCAGAAAAAATTATACTAGTATATGAATATGCAGTTCCATCATAAGGATCTTTATTGGTTATTAATCTTGCATTATAATTTACAGCTGTTCCTTCTACATTAAAAAATTCTAAGTTACTATTTTGTAATTTACACTCATAATCTATTAACGCAATACTAGTAACGTCTGTCTTAGTAGTTTCAATAGATCCAGATGCAGTTGTTTGATAAGCACCATCTATATTCGGGTTTGTATCAAATGAAGCTGACGCAATAAATTGATCGGCTGCTTCTATAAGATTGTCTCCAATTACCGGTAATGAAGCTGAAGCAAATGATTGCCATTTTCCTTCTATAAGATTGTCTCCAATTGCAGGTAATGAAGCCGACGCAAATATCTGCACTTTGTTATCACTTATGTCCGGAGCGGGAAATAATTCTGTTACAAAATTTTCTTGAGAACCAGATAAAATTTCAAAATCTCTGAATATATCACCTTCTGGATTCAGTCTACTTGCACTAGGAATAACAAAATCAGGTACGTGTATTTCAGATAAATGAGTTTGATTTAATTTTGATATTTCTGTTAGTGCAGTATCTTTACTTCTTTCAATAATAGTTGGTTGTATTAATAATCCTAATATTTTTTCAGATCTAGCAGGTAATAATTGTTCTAACTGTTTAAAGAAGGATAAATCAAATAAAGAAAATATTCGTAGATATGAATTCATATCATTATGAGTTGAATATTTTTTCCAATACTCACGAGACGTATTAATTAAATCAGGATATGTATATCTATTTTCTTTTGCACGTGGATCTCCAATTAAATCGTCCAATATTGTAAATCCTAATTGAGCAATAATATCATCATTGATCATTGTTTGAGGAGAATAATATATTCCCAACTTATTAGAATCTAAAGGAGCAGTATCAAATCCATTTCTAGTAGCTCTATTTTCTACATTTAATGTGTTAATTAACTCAGTTGATTCAATTCTTACTTTATTATCATCAAATGTACCGCCCCCTAATGATATTCCATCAAAATAATATGTTTCTTCTATAGAATCATATGGAGTACTATTTGTCCACGATGGATATCCAGATCCAGTAAATGATGCTGATATAGTTGTTCCAATATCAGGTTGGACTCCAGTTAAACTACTAGTAGCTGCGTGATTAATTTTTTGAGTTAAAGGAGTTCTAAAAACTAATTCGTCATATGCATCTACATTTCCATCATATGCAGACGGAGCTTTTGTATGATTGGTATATGGAG